AAACCACAACAGATATACCACGGATGAGATCGATTTTCCAGACTGTCGGCATGCCAGAACAATCGAGAACCGATTCTCGTTGAAGTGTTTGAACATCTTCTCCTGGTACGCATACGGCTCAAACGAAACCAGTCCTCGATCTAGCGATATGACCTTGACGTACGTCTTGGCGAAGTACGCCGGATCCTTCATGCACTTCACATACTCCGCGATCTCGATCTCGGTGAATTTCTGCTGAACGCCGTCTCGCTTAACCTGAGGGTTGCCAAGATACCCCAGATCAGCGTTCTTGACGAACATCTGACTGTTCGGTGTCTGTGACATTCTGCTCCTTCAGTTGTTGGATGAGATGCTTCTGCAAATCGGTTGTAGATCCCAGGAATAGATTGTTCTGAGTCAGTGCAGGCTTGCTGCTATCTGCAGTTTCCTTCTGAGCCATGTCCTTTTTGCGCTTCTGCAACTCCATCAACTTATCAGTCATGTCCGAAGTGTTCTTCAGCATGTTGCTGAGGACCTCGAATGCCCGCGGATGTTCAGATTGCATGGCAAGGTTCAGCATCTGTTCGATTGCCTCGTTGGACTTCGTCACCAGACTACGATACGTCTCTCGCGAGAACTCATAGTCATTCTTGAGATCGTCCTTCTCCGGAGACGGAGGCAGTACTGGAGCATTCTTCTCCAGCTTCTCCAACAGTTCCTCAGATTTTGATTTCATCACGAAGTAGAGCTCAGATTAGAACTCAATCGGATATACAATCGCCTCCATGCCCGAGATTGTTCTCGAACACCCCGATGTAGCACCTACAATCGTATTTCCAATCCGGAATATGCCATTGGCATCATCTAATGTGAGAACATTATTGGTAAACGACTTGACCCGTGCGGTTGTGGCAGTTGACGTATCTGTCACGAGCTCTCCGACTGTGTACGAAGCGGTGCCTGCGGCCATCGTAAGTCGATAGCTTTCAGCTGAATCAATGAAATTAAAGGCAACGTGCACTGTGTACTGACTATTTGGGCCAGCATTTGCAGGGTCAACGCTAACCTCGAGCCTGTCCTTTCCAGAATCCACCTTGTTCGTCGGAGATTCGCCGACCGGAGTGAAGTCAATGTCAGAGCTCTTAATGACTGCCTTCTTGGAGACAGGACCGTAGAATCTCAGCTTCGTCTCAAAGTCCAGAGTGTAGATGATAGCACGCCTCTGCATGAAGTCTCCGTCGTACTCGTCGGACAGTGTGACACCTGTCAGTACGAATGGGAGATCGGCAGTATTCGTGTACGTATCCAGATCCTTGATGGTGACCGTATATTCCGGTTGGAAATGTGGCAGGATCTGCTCCAGGCACTGAAGTGCGTCATCCTGGTTCTTCGCCATGATGGACAGCTGAAAGGATAGACGGTACGGAGCATAGTTGCGTACTACGTCCTTCACACTCGTGTTATTGTTGGTGGTCTGGTCCAGAGGAATCGTGTACGTCCGGTTTGTCTTGATCGAGGTATCATAGACTAGACTGACAATCTCGAACGACATTCTAGGAAGCTTGATGGCGACCTTATCGGCGTCCAGGTTCGGCTGCTCATCGATACGTGCCAGGAACTTTTGGCGAGGACCGTACGCCAACGGCACCCGGGTGATGCTGACGACATTACCAGATCCATCCTTGCGGACGACGTTGATATTGTTGAACAGCGTCCCGAATACAGAAACGATCTTTCGAATGGTGCCGTGGTAAAAGTGTCCGCCGAACATGATAGATTATTCTCGGATTCCGACTTCGCCGAATGGGTTCTTTTCAGAGAAGTCGATGATGGTGTTAGCCTTCTGTTCGAAGGCATAGTTCTGCGCGTTCTGATTGTTACTCACGAAGGTGCGATCACCTGAGGTCGTAGCGATTGTGTACGGTTTGATGATGTCCCAGGCCGCTCCGCTCGTCTGTCCGATTAGCTTTCCGAATCCGTTCGTGGTGATCTGGAACTCATTGTACTCTCCATTGTTTGTGGAGATGAGGCCAATGTAGATGTTAATCTGACCAGCGGTTGTAAGCTCCTCCAGGCGTAGTACCTGACCGCTGATGGTCACCGCCGGGACAGCTCCAGCGGCCGGAGTAATCACCTGAGTGACGGTCTCTCCAATCCTGAACATGGCACCATCAGAATTGGCCAGAGTGAACACGTACTCAGTCGCAAACTGCTGTTCCATACGATCGAGCTCCTTGATGCCAGTATCGATCTTCTCGTTCGAGTACTCGGCCAACTCACACTGCAGTCGGTACACCGGCAGATTCGACAACTGGAAGAATGGAGTCCGGTTGTCAACGAACCGGATCTCGAACAGCGACTTAGAGAGGGGCAGATATATCCAGTCGCCTTCAGCCGGCCGGTTAGAGATGATGCCGTTGTTCCAGAATCCGACGAGCTTTTCCCACGTCTTTCTGGCCACAACGAACGTCGCCTGATCTCTCATCTCAAGTCCAAACTTACTGAGCAGGATTCCGTCGCCACCAAACCCGTCAACGTTCTCCAGGTACATCTCGATCGAGTACGCGTCATCAAACTTGCTTTCAATGACTTCGGTCAGGATCTCGTCCTTGGACAGCATGTTCCGAGGAAGGTACCATACTTCCTGGCCGTAGATCTTGAGGGACTCAATGACGAGATCCTCGTACAGGTTCTGCTCGGAGCGAACCGTCTGGGAAAAGTAAACGGAGCGTGGCATGGCGGATTAGCCTACGAAGAAGTCAACCGGCTTCTGGTACTTCAACTCCATCTCTTCCTCTAGCTTCAGGATGTCAGCATTGGCATCATCAAAGATCTGGCGACCATTCATCGTGACTCCACCTGGGAGCTGGACTCCCTCGAACTTGATCAGGTTAGCACCCCACTGGCGCTTAATGAGAGCCACGCAGTACTTCTTGAGGAACAGGTCGTTGTAGATGTCGGTGTACGTGTTCGGATCGATCGTGGTGTACGCATCAACCATAATGTACTCTCCAGCAGTGATTCGGTACGACCAGTCAAGATCAATGAACAACCGGTTCATGTGACGGTTAAATCTGACCGGAGGAACACCGTTGAGCTGCATGTCCAACATCTCGAGGAACTGGCGTGTCATCTCGTAGTTCACCAGAGCGCCGGCATACTGAAGATCGTACACGTCATTCAGGTGCATCTGATAACGAGCTGACCACATTCCAGAAGAGGACGTGGAGTTGTTCGCCAGAGGGAAGATACGAGAGACGTACAGCAGCTGGTCTGGGATATCGATGTACCCGTCGGTGATGTTCTGCTGCGTGATCTGATGCTTACGGTAGGTCCGGATGATGGCATCAGAGTGGTACTCCTGGTAGAACTGAATTGCCTCATCGATACGATCGCTGATCTGGTCGTCATCGACGTTAATCTCGATGACCGGAGCTCCGAGCGCTCGGAGGCAGTATTCGATAAGGGTCTGTCTGGAATTTGGGTTAGCCATGTTATTCTACCACTTACCGAGTGGGCACTTTGAAGCGTTGAGTTTAGTTTTAGCTTTTAGGAAACATCCGCATTTCTTGCATCGGCAAAACTCTGCTGAGTAAAACTCACACTTGCTGCAAATGCTAAGGCGAGTGTTTTGCAGAGTTTCGGCTGCAAGAAATGTGAGTGACAAGAGCCCCACAGAATTCTACGGACGTTAGGTTTGAGTCCAAGGAGCCGGTTCGTTTGTGATCACAGTCGCACCGGCCGAGTAGATCTGTTCACGCATTTCGCTGACGATACGTACGGTATCGATCGACTGCTCGGTCCAACCCTGTACGATCTGTTGAGTCAGATTCTCGAACGGTACGAAATTAGTGATCTCGTCAAGCTTGAGGCGAACAAATCCGACGTGCTGAGAAACAATACCCTCCGGGGATGTAATCGTGGCAGTGTATTCATAACTGTACACGACGTTCTGATATTCGGCGTACGAACTATAGAGATTGAAGTTTGAGTATGTCCAGATAGGTGTCAATGACATGATGTATTCCCTTCTTAGTTGAAATTAGTAGCGAATGACGATGCGCGGCGGACCGCCGAGGTTTCCAGCACCGCCGATGCCGGCCGACAAAAAATTGCTATAGTTTGGATCCGAGTTGTTTGCCGGATTGAAGTTAGTTGCCGCAGTATTTGTGACTCCGGTAAATCCTTCCTGACCAGACGATCCGCCACCGCCGCTGTATAGGCCTGCGCCTCCTGATGCATAACCGTCACCGCCTCTTGCTCCAAGTTCGGCCGATCCTTCGCCTGTGCAACTATCGTACTGGCCAGGACTCTGACCTGCAGAAGTAGAGAGCCAGGTAGCACGAATTGTTCCGTTGTTATCGGCGTTTGTACCTGATTCAGCTGGATACAGGCTGTTGTATGCAGTACCAGCGGCTCCTCCAGTTGCACCTGAAGCGCCTCCGCCTCCAGTAGATCCAGATGGTGCAGCTCCAGTACCGCCGCCACCGCCACCGCCAGCATAATTCATCGCACCACCTCCGGCGCCGGCGATCATGTACAAATTACTATTTTGCCAGACTCTACCAGCCATTCCGCCGTTTGCAATGTGGCGCGGCGCGCGGCACGGCGGCACATTTCCATTTTCTGGATCACACCCATTGCAGTTCTCTGCTACGACAAGAGGCTCTCGAAGATTGTCGTAAACGTTAACGGTGAACTGCTGTCCCGGTGTAACATCTACATATCCGCCGATATATCCGCCACCACCGCCTGCGGCGGAAGCGTACCCGATACCGCCAGAACCACCACCGCCGCCCCATATCTTCACGAAAAGCGATGTTATTCCTGCCGGGACGGTGAACGTTGACGTTCCACCAGATGAATACACCACGGTATTCAGGTAGTTATTCTTACCATAGGCATTCGACAGCGCAATTTGGCCGGAAGCAACACCAAGCAATGCGCGGACATCAGAATCATTCAACGAGACCTGCTGATTGTACGGCGATGCTTTCCCAAGTTCCTGATTTACGTTATTCAGCGAAATCGGACCTGTTGTCTGTAGTGCCATGGTAGAGTACTATTTATCTGCCTTCGGCGTCTATGAATTAACTACCTGGAGTAACCGGTGCAATCGGCGGCGGAGGAAGAACTGGATCCCAAGGGAAGTTCCCAGGATATACGTCGGAATCCTGAGAGATCTTGGCCTCGATCTGGCGCAGAATCTCCGAGTTGACGTGCTCCTCGTGCGCACCGACAACCACCGATTGGATCCAGCCCAAGACGATCTCTTCGGTCAACAGCGAGTACGGAACAAACTCTGAAGGATTGACTGCTGAAGAATCGAACGGGGTAGCTCCGATGAATTCTCCGTAGAATCCACTGTCAGAGTCGGTTCCGATCTTCTTCCAGTATGTTTGGTAGACAACCCCATCCAGGGTGTCTGTGTTCTTCCTCTTAAGGCCGGTGAGTTGCCAGGTATAGGTGATGTTCATGGTTAGACTTCTATTTAGCGGTGAGAGCGGCGACCATTTGCTTCAGGGTTTCAATCTGTTCCTGCTGCTCCTTGATCGCCTCGATCAGCAGCGGGATCAGTTTCTCGTAACGGACAGTCATATACTGAGGATCGATCGGCGCCGGTGCGATCACTTCAGGAAGTATTGCCTTGACCTCCTGGGCAGACACACCGACGTCAACCTTCTTCTGGTATCCGAGCGCCATGGCCGTATCGTTCGGGGCAAAGTAGAATCCTGAGAGGGTCTTAACCTTCTCGACAGCATTCTCAATCTTGCCTAGACGTGTTTTCAGGCGTTCGTCTGAGTAGTACGCCGTGATGTTGCCGGTCGCCGTTAGATTTCCAGATGTGTCAAGTGTGACCTTGTCGGCAGATCCCAGCGATCCAGTTCCAATCTTAAACTTATCAGCATCGGAGTTATCTACTCCAACAGACCAGCGCTGAACTCCAGTCAACAAGAAGGCAGCTACGGCATCTCCGGCACCGTCCTGCTCGATTGTTAAGCCGTTTGACACGTCTGCATTAGTGTCTTCGTAGACATGCAGCCGCGAATCAATCGTGCCAGTCATCCCTACCTTTACCAAGCCATTGAAAAACACGTTGGAAGTTCCAACTGCGTTTCGCATAACAATGGTTCCGCCATCTTGCGTCAACGTGAGATCCGAGATGGCTCCAGTATAACCGCGTAACACTAATCCGTAGTTAGCATCAAGCGTCGCCGTTCCTTGAGAGGAAGCGGAGAAACCGAACGTAGTCTTTCCAGTGGTGGCGATGCTACCTGCGTTGACCGCTCCGGTAACAGTAAGACCTGTGAGGGTAGTGGTACCGGTTGACCGACTAATTGTAAACGGCGTCGATAGGACCGTATTTCCGGCGTCGTTATATGCCGAGATCTTGAAATCCGATCCTGTATTAGATCCCGCCTCAGTGACCGATGGATCACGCTGGATCTGCCAACGCGCCTTGGCCTCATTCGAGAAGACGATCTGCCCGACGGCCGCGGTTTGACC